GTTTTAAACAGTAAAGTTAATGAGATTTCTTTGTTTTCCAACACAGAAATAAATTTGAGTGCATTAGGAAGTATTACTGTAGACTCAGAAAGGTCTGTACTTCTTACATCAAATATTGATATTACATTGGACGCAGCAGATGATGCATCCATTTTTGGTAAAAGAATATCTTTTATTTCTCAAGAAAATTTTTCAAATAAAACGAACGGTAATTACTCAATTCTCGCAAAAAAGATATTTATAGGTACATCGAATGACTCATCAGAACCTATGGTGTTGGGGGCGTCCCTATCGTCATTCTTACAACGGTTTATTGATATTTTAACTACACAATTACCATTGTCTTTGGTAACAACACCTACGGGGCCTGGTGTTATATCGTTTGTACCAGTAATAACGGCATTAAAAGCATTACAACTGTCACAATTAGGTATTACACCACAAAGCGCAGTATTTAATAGTTCAGATAACTTTGTAACAAAAAATAATTCTGTATGAGTATTATATCGGAAGTGGAACAACGAAAAGAGGTACTAGAATCATTACTACCCGATAGTTTATTTACCGGGTCAATAGAGGGCGTACAGTCCAGAGTAAATGAAACAGTAACTCAATACGAACAACGAATTCCACAAATACCAGAAATACCAAGTATCCAGTCGTTAACTCCACGACTAATACCTCCAGTACCATCTTATGCAGAAATTAAAGAATTAGTACATAATAAAATTAAAGCAGTAAAACAACAACAACAAGAAGCATTTATAGAATCACAACGTTTACGAGTTGAAGCAGCGAAAGATTCATTTGGTTATCGGGCACAAATTGTGCAAGCCACGCAGGCTACAGAAAATGTAAACAACGTACTTGGACGGTTTAACAGCTAGGGGATTATAATATGGATAAAGCACTATTTAGAGCGTATGTACGAGAACTAGTAAAAGAGACGGTAGAAGAAGAAGTTAATAAAATTTTGCCGAAACTTTTAGGTGAAGCAATTGGAGAAATTAAATCTTTACAAGAAGGTAAAGTAGAAACTTCAAAGAAACCAAAAGTTTCTCGTGCCCAATTAGCAGAAATGATGGGGTTAGAACGTTTAGGTGACACTATAATTGCAACCACGAAAAACGTGGGACCAGTAATGGCAGCACCACCACAAGGAATTGCAGAAGATAACCCAGCGTTCCAAGCCATCAATAAAGACTATTCTCAATTGATGAAAAAAATGGGATTGAGTAAGTAATATGGCACAAAAATTCATAGGTATCACGTTACCAATTCGTATGGGTCAGACAGGAATGTTTGAACAATCTACGACTTTGTTAACACAAACAAAATCAAATTTTCAAAATTTGATTTTGACTAAAAAGGGTGAACGTATCGGTCAACCTGATTTGGGGTGCGACCTATGGAAAATATTATTTGAACCACTCACAGAAGATACCGTTGAACAAGCACGTTTATCTGTAATTGATGCGGTAGACAGATGGTTACCGTATTTGGAAGTCACAGATTTTACGTTAACACCAACCGAAGATAATAACTTATTAAGTATCTCGTGTACATATGCGTTTAGAACCAATCCAAATGTTACAGATACGATTGAAGTATTAGCAAGGGAAGCGGGAACATTATCTGCAAAACTTAATTCTCCACAAAATGAAGATGTTGCGTTTGGAATCACAACGCGAAATGGAGAAACATTTACAACACCACGTGGTGAAGTACGTAGAAGACGAGGATATTTCCCTTATTATTTGTTAAATGCAGAATTAGCAGATGCAAGTAGCACACCAATTACTGTACCAAAACGGTAAATTTGTTACAAAACCGTAAGTATATTCTAGGAGTCATGGATGGCCACTACACAACCGATAAATCTACAACCTCGTCCAAACGTAAAGCAGATTAATTATCTTGCTAAGACATTTGGAGATTTTAGACAAAATCTTATAGATTTCGCAAAGGCGTATTATCCAAATACGTACTCCGACTTTAATGAAACTTCTCCTGGTATGATGTTCATTGAAATGGCATCATATGTTGGGGATGTCCTTTCCTTCTATATTGATAATTCTTTCAAAGAAAATCTATTAGCATATGCAGAACAACAGGAAAATGTCACTACCATAGCACAATTTTTGGGATACAAACCAAAACTTACGGCAGCAGCATCAACAATAGCTACAGTATACCAACTTGCACCAGCCATAGTACAAGATGGAGTATATGTTCCAAATCCAAAATATCTTTTAAAGATAAAGGCAGGAAGTGCATTTTCTACAAGTGGTCCTAATGTAGTACAATTCAGATTAACCGAAGACGTAGATTTTACAACAAGCACAGCAGAAAATTATATTATTAATACTCTTGCTAATGGTAATCCACAAACATTCATAGTAAGTAAACCAGCCAAATTGATAGCAGCAGAAGAAAAGACAACAACATTTACGTTTGGCAGTCCGCAAAAGTTTACATCAGTAGTACTACCAGATAATAATATTATTGGTATAAAAAGTGTAGTAGATAGTGATTCTAATCCATGGTATGAAGTAGATTTCTTAGCACAAGATTTAATAATGGATGATGTGGACGTTACAGGTAACGAAGAATCTGGGACTCTACCTAGTGCAAAATTAAGACTTAAAAAAGTATCTCGTCGATTTGTTACTAGAATTAACAGAGATATGCAAACCGAATTAATGTTTGGGTCTGGTACATCAAATGATGCAGAACTAAATCTTACATTAGATTCTCGTCAAGTAGCAAACCAACAATATGGAAATACGATTCAAAACTTATTAGGTAATGTAGCATTAAATAATGTAAATTACCTAAATAGTAACGCATTCGGACTAGCACCAGCAAATACAACACTTACAGTAACATATTGGGTTGGTGGTGGTGTATTGGGTAACACTCCATCTAATACGATTGTGAATGTCGATAATTTAATTATAGGAAATGATACTACCCAATATACCTCGGCAGAATCACAAACATTTACTGCGGCGATTAGAAGTGCAACAATTACCAATAATGACCCGGCCACTGGTGGTGGAGCGGGTGAGTCGATAGATGAAATGAGAGAAAATGCGTTAGGATTTTTTAACGCACAAAATCGTGTAGTAACAGTTGAAGATTACATTACAAGAACTTATTCATTACCGTCGAAGTATGGTCGTATTTCAAAGGCGTTCGCTATTAGAGATGAACAAATTAATCAAATACAAGCGTTAGATAATACAAGATACGTAAATAATCCAGTAAAACCTAACGTTATTAACTTATATACACTTGGATATGACTCCAATGGAAAATTGACAACATTAAATACTGTTGTTAAGGAAAATTTAGCGAGATATCTAGAGCAGTTTAGGTTACTTACGGATGATGTAAACATTTTAGACGCGTTTATTATCAATATCGGAGTCAAGTTTGACATCACCGTATTTAGAAATTATAATTTAAATGATGTACTATCACGTAGTATCGGTGCAGTACAAGAATTTTTTAACACATCAAAGTGGGATATTGGGCAACCAATCATCTTAGCAGACTTGATGTATACAATTGGTTCTGTTGAAGGTGTTCAAAATGTAAAAAAGGTAGAAGTCTTCAACAAGTATCAATTTAAGGACGGTCCGGATTACCAAAACTACAGATATTCAATTGAAGAGGCTACAGTTGACGGTATTATTTATCCAAGTCTTGACCCAAGTGTTTTTGAATTGAAATATCCACAAACTGACATTATTGGGACAGCCACACAATGAAAAAACTACTAACCGCATCCAAAGACGCTACAGTATATCAAGCATTTCGTAATCTAAATGCCGGCCTAGATGAAATTTTAGATATTGGTAAAGTAGTAGATGTAAATTCTTCAACATCAAACTATAGTAACAGTTCCGCAAGAACATTTATATCGTTTGATTTACCAACCACCGCCAGTGTATCGTCAACTGCAAATTACTATCTAAACTTACGTCTTGCGAACGCGTCTGGTGTACCAAGAAATCAAAAACTTTTGGTATATCAAGTTTCTCGTTCATGGGACGAGGGCAGTGGATACCTATACCAAAATGTAAAAAATGTACAAGACGGCATAACGTGGAACCAGTATGGTACATCTGTACAATCCTTCCAGTTTGTCGGAAACGGAAGTCAAACTGTGTTCTCGGCATCGTCCGCATATACGATTGTAGAACCTATTTCAGTTAGTGTGGGGGGAACACTATATAGTGGTTCACAATATAGAACCTCTGGTAGTAATCTAATTCTTTCTTACCCACCAGTGTCACAATCAATTATTCAATTCACGGGTTCGGTCGGTATATTGTGGACAGTAAACGGTGGTAATTTACTAACAGGTTCCACATCGGCGAGTATAACATTATCAGAGTATCCATTACAAGACTTACGTATTGATGTAACAAGTATCTTACGTCCTATTGTGAGTCAATCAATACAAAATACATTTAACGGATTGGTGATACAATTTCCTACTACGGATGAGTTAAACATCATAAACGAAGGAAATATAAAAGTATTTTCAACACAAACACATACTATTCATCAACCAACATTAGAAATTTCTTGGGACAATCAAACATTTATCACAGGAAGTTTATCACCAATCCCATCAGTAAACGTAAAAGTTGTACCAGAAAACTTACGAGAAAGTTATACGAAGGGTGATGTGGCAAAGGTAGGGTTGACTGTTCGCGACGAGTATCCCCTAAAGTCATTTGATAGTACACTACGATATAAAAACAAGTATTATCTTCCAACTTCTTCGTATTATTCCATCGTGGATACGCAAAGTAACACCACCATCGTTGACTTCGATGACGCAACAAAAATTAATTGTGATACATCTGGGTCATATATTGTATTAGACACTACTCCACTATACAAGGGTAGATTCTATACTCTAAAGTTTAAGGTAAATTCGGGAGATTATTCCCGAATAATTAATACTGACGTTCTATTTAAGATTAACTAACTATGCCAGACATAAACGTACTCGTAGTTCCAAATCCAGATAGTATTAGTATAAGTAACAAGGACACAGTAGACATCTCGTTTACCACAACCGATGTTAGTGCATCGTATTATAGTTCATCAATACAACCAAATTACGCAGCATCGGGTGTTTCTGTAGTTATCCCACGCCAAAATAGTACGGTAGAACGGGGGAACATATACTACACGCCTATCTATACAGAAAAACTTAGTTATCAGGAATGGAAGTCAAGAATCAATAAAAATTTCTTAGAGCTTACCTAATGGCAAATCAGAAAAATTTTAAACAAGATATCGTTAGTTTAGCGGAAAATTATACCAAATTTACCGTCTCCCGTATAGTTACCACAACAAAGGATACTTTACTGGAAGCGGAAGTTCCTGCTAATTTTTCAAATAACGCTCTACAAAACAACGTAGAAATAAATTTTTATAGTCTAGCGGACAACTCGTTAGTATATTCTGATTTCATTTCAAATAGTGTCAGTGGAGCGATAACTACTCAACAAATTCAATATAGCGATAACACTAGTAGAAAGTTCTTATATCTTGATTTTTCAAAATTAACCAACTTAAATTTTCCATTAGGACAATACTCTGTCACACTAAACTTCTTTTCAAATGAAGTTGGTGCATACGATAATAGAATTTTACAAATTACAAAGATTTCACCATCCAGAAAAGAAATAGAATTACAATCGTCAGACCCATCAGTTCTTAAGCAGTTCGCATTACCTGCGGTAAACACTACATGGGTTAGCGATGTGATTAAGCAAGTCTTCAATCAATCAGGTAGTAATCAGACTACAATTCCAACAATACCTAATTCACTAACTACGTCATCGATTAATCAACAATTGACACCATCTGTTGTGGCTAGTATAAACAAATATAATTTTGACGAAGGTACGGTTAATGTTTATCAAATTTCTCAAGATATTTTAAATTTAGCATATCCACTAGTAGTGAGTCGGGTAAACCAACTAACATCTAG